CTCTTCTTTTCCAAATAATATTTCCCATCTTTCAAAATTTGATTTTTTCATCCAATCAGTAACTCTACTTTTTGCTGATTTATAAAAATTTTGCATGTGATTGGATTTTGATATTTCTTTCATCTTTTTTGATTGATTTAATTTATATTCGCTTGATTTTGTAACTTTTTTAACTGCTTCGATTCTTTTTTGATTAAGATCTGGATCATTATATACCTTTTTATTCATATTAGAACAATTAAGTTTATTTTCATCAGATTTTCTCCAATTGTCGAATCTATCAAAATTCCCAAATTTAGCATCAGGAAATTTAATTTTATATTCTGCTGTTGTAATATTGTGTCTTTTAAGATGTGAATTTGTTATTGACTTAAAATATCTATCACATATTTCACATTTATATTTTTGTTCCGCGCTCATAGGTGGTTTCTCCTTTAATTTATTTTTATAATAGTGATAATTTTATAATTTTTATATAAAGGTTACTGACACTAGTCTCTGAACCTTCAACCTGTTACCAGGTAGCTTGGCTGCTGATTGTCTAATTCTTTATTTTTTCAAACTTTCACACTCGCAATTACTCGCCATGTTGTAGTAATAAAGACTCTAAAGAGTTTCCAGCAATTCACGGAATTTATTTTCTATTTATACTCTAGATTAGGAGGCGTAACTTTCACCACCAGGAGTAGTCGTTGGATCACCATATAAAACACCCATCTTTGTTCTAATTTGATTTAAACAAACCAATAAGACATTTTGATTAGCGATAATACCTGTGATTTTACGCATACCTTTTGAAATAGCACGGGCTTGTAAACCAATACTATCTTTATCATATTCGCCTGCTAACTCAGCTTTAGGTGATGTAGCAGCAACACTATCCCAGATAATAGTAACAGGCACGTCCTTTTGTAAAGCTTTTGCTTTCATGATAGTACTTTCAGCAATACTAAAAACATCTTCAGTACAGTGTGTATCAATATAAACTAAACGTTTAGAAATTTCAACGCCTAGTGATTTAAGATTTTCAATACTAACTGCATTTTCTGTATCAATATAAACTACAATGCCACCCATTGCTTGGGTGGCTTTAGCTATTTGTGCTGCAATATGTGATTTACCAATAGATGGTGGACCGAAGATCTCAATAATACGACCTTCTGGCAAACCGCCATTTTTACGATTTGAAATTAAATAATCTAATTGTACAGAACCTGTTGAAATCCAACGCTTTACATGTGTAGGAGATTCATCGGTACTTAAATTATAAGCTATTCTCATCCCACGTTCTTTGTTGAGGGACTTAATCAAATCACTGGTAAAATCATCAATTACTGCGTCATTTTCAATAACGACGGCTTTCTTTTTTGAAACTGCCATTTAAATTCCTTTTTAATTAATTAAAGATGATTTATTATAATAAAATAGATAAAATTTACATTATCTTAGAAAATTTTCCCTCAATCTAAATCAGCAAAGGCTGAATCTAAATCTGCATATTTTGAAGATGATTTAGCAGGTTCAGGCGTTTTAGGTGTAACTGTCGCTTTGGGTTTTACAACTAATTCTTCATCATCAAAGGCAGATAATGCAGATGTTGCAGATCCACCACCTTTAACAGTACCGTCTGTTTTGTCAGCTTCATCACCATTTAACCAATCATTTAAAATCTTTTCAAGATCAGCGTAAGATTTTAATTCAAACAAATCATTTACATCTGGGACAGATTCTAGATATTTTTTAACTTGATCGGGCTTATCAGATAAAGGTGATTGCTTTGCACGTGGACTAACAGTTGTATCAGCGAATTGTTTACCTGGTAATTTAGCACAAGAAACCTTTAAATCTCTACCTTCAGTAGGATCAGTAATATCACCATAATCTTCATCTAACATGATATTAAGAAGATTTTGATATAGGATTTTGCCGAAAGACCAGATTCTAACACCTTTCTCTTCTTCACCACGAACAATTACAGGCGCATAACAACGCATTTTTGGATAAAGTTTCTTAGCTAATTCATAGGATTCTTTAGTACCTTCATCACGTAATTTAGTAATTAGTTCTTGAATTGGATCAGGCTTGTTAAATTGATATGGCGCCAATAAACCAGCGTTATTACCAATATTGTAATAGAACATTAATTCTTTAAAAGGTTGACCGTCGTTATTTGGGAAAGATAAAAGACGAACTTGATAATCTTGATTTTCTTCAGGACGCCAAGAGATATTCTTTTTAGAAGAAACGCCAGTGATTTGATTGAGTTTTTTGCGCAAAGCGGATAAATCGATTGCCATATATATTTTCCTTTGTTTGTTTAATCTTTAATATTAAAATTTAATATTTAAATTTTTAATATGTTTTATTATAAGCTTGTTTTTTAAGTTTTACTATTTTTTTTACTTTTTATTTTATTTAGTTCTTTTAAAAACGTTAGGATTTGAATTCCAACATGCACCACGAATAGGTTCAAATCCATTCTCTTTTAAATACTTTTTAACAATTCTTCTCATTTGTCGACCGGTATAAGGAAGATTATTTTTGTCGTAATAATGCCAGAAGTGTCCAATTGATTGATTAGGTGTCCAACTGAATCCGTCGACAGATATACATAGTAGACCTTCTGGTTTTACAATTTTCATTAATTCGTCAATATAATCTAGGGGTCTTTCAAAATGTTCTACACATTGGAGACTTAATACTACATCATATTGATTTTCTAATAATTGTTGTCGAGTTGTAACGTGTTTAGGGGCTACAAAATTTTCATCTTTTGCCATATCAATTAAAGATTGTGCTTGAAATGAAACGTCATTAAAAAAAGAAGTATCTTGACAACCTGCAGCCAATAAATCCATTGTTGTTAAACCGTTGCCGTTCCAATCATCAAAATAACTTAAAGATTGCCAATTATAACCGCTTTTTTGTAAATAACGTAATACATGTTGCGTTGAACTTTCAGAAACCGCTAAAAAGCAATCAACTAAATCCCATTGATAATCAGGATTACTATAAGCAGTGAAATCAGTACAATTAGATTGAGACCATTGTTGAGTTACTGCGGCTTTTTGAGGTGAATTAAAAATATATTCATTCAATTGTTTTAAACTTAAATTTTCAATAGACGAATCGTTTAATAATTTAATAATTAATCTTTTCTTTAAATCAGATTTCATATAATTTTCTTTTCCTTTTAAATTTTAATGGTAATTTTTAATTTATTTTAAATTTTAAATGTTATTTTTACAAGTTTTTTTATTATAAATATGGACTGTCAGGAAATATCATTTAGTTTTTCAGTTTTTGACCACGTAATAGATTAGATTATAGTTGATTCTACATAGCATAATCGATTACAACAAAAGATTCCCATGGTTTCTTTGGGTTTTTGATATCTCTATATCCAAAATTACCTTCATGAGCGTCCCAAATAGAAACATTAGCTAATCTCTTAATCAGATATGAGATATCTGCAGTCAGATTGATAGTAATACCTTTTTTAGCTAATTCTTGATCGATCATTGAACGTACTTCTTCTTTTGAATGTCTAAATAAAAGTGGTGACTGACCCATCAACATTAAATAATCAATAATTTGTTTTTTAAATTTTTGTTTAACTTGAACAGTATTATCAAAATTTGTTTGATATAAAAAGTATTTGAGTAAATCAGTAAAAAAGAAGAATAATTCTTGATTGATAGTTCTACTATTTCTTGTAAAAAATGTATTAAGGTCTGGCCATTGTAATAAATCTCTAATGGCTTCAAAGACATCAAATATTTGTTGTGTAAATAAAGGAAAAAATTTGGTAATAGGTAAATTATCATGATCAAAAGTATTTACTTTTTCAAAAATAATCCATTGTCCATCTTTTTTATCGTACCCATATAATTTAGGAAAAATATTAGCGTTATAATACTGAACATCTGTATTAATTGCGTCATGCCTAGCGTTTCTAGGATTATTAAAATATGAGTTATATTCAACTTTATTTGACGTGTCGAAATAGTCGCTAGTTAATTTCACAACGAAATCAACTTTAGGTTTGGACCAAACGTCTCTTGAAGAACCTTGTCCTAATAAAGAATAACCATTTAATGTTAACATATCTTCAATATCGTCCGAATCATCAACTTTAGATAATTCCGAAATAATGTGATTTAATTCATCGCCGTAAAATTTACGATCTTGTTTTTCCATATTTTTAGCAGTAATAATATCAGTATATTTTGCTTCATTATCTTCAATCGATTCAATTAATAACTTAATATAACTTTTTAATAATCTTGACATTGTCACTCGACTTTTTTAGAATATAAATATCATTATAAAGCGTAATCTATAATCACAAAAGATTCCCATGGTTTACTAGGGTCTTTAATGTCACGATAACCCAAATTACCGTTATGTAAATCGACTACACTTTTTTCATTTAATCGATTCATAATATAAGCTAAATCAGGTGTAATTTTAAATAACATATCACTTTGTTCTAATATAGGAGTTGCTTTATCTTTAAAAACTTGTCGAGTATAATTTCTAGGCGTACAATCGTCAGCTAAAAATTGAATAGTTTTTTGTTTGATATAATCGCTGATTGTTTGTGCATCACCAAATTTAATACTATTCGGCATTGTAATTAAAAATTCTCTGAGCAAGAAGAACAATCTAAATTCGCTAACACGAGAAAAAGTATCATTATAATCGTCAATCTTTAAACCATTTTTGACTATTTGATAAGCGTTTTTAATTTGTTGATAAAATAAAGGAAAAAACTTTTTAAATGGAATATTATCATGAAATGTATTGACTTTCTCAAAAATAATCCATTGTCCATCTACATGATCATATCCGTATAATTTTGGATAAATATTAAGATTGTAATATTTTTCTTCATCTATATTTTGATTGTTAAAATAAGTATTATATTCTATTTTATTACTTTCGTTATCATCCAAATCGCCATGATAGTCATCATAATTGCCAGATGTTTTTTTAACTTTAATAACAAAATCTACATCGTCACGTGACCAAACAGATCTATAATACCCATTGTTAATTTCGCTAAAACCATTCATTACTAAAATATCAGAAATATCATCTTCTTTATCTTTTTTACGATTTTTGAATGTACTTTTACCGCTTTTATCCAAACTTTTTAATTGATATATAATATTGTTTAATTCATCCCCATAAAATTTACGATCTGTTAATTCCTGATTTTTATCAGATATAATATCTCTATAATTTAATTCATTATCTTCTATTGATTCAACTAATAACCTAATATAATTCCTTAATAAATTTGTCATCTATATCCTACTTTTAGAATATAAATATCTGTTTTTAATCTTTTTGTCTAAACGAAATTTCCCTTTGTAAATACCATAAAGCTTTATTTAAATCGTCTAAATCTGATTCACCTTCTTTTTTACCTGCCCTTAAAACATATTTAATAACATTTCCTAAACTGAAATTTAGATCATACATTTCAATTATATCTATTGGAGTCACATTATTTTTGTAATGTTGCGGATTCGATTTGTCGTCTATTTGCATTACGCTTTTTCTTTCTCTTTCTTTTAGTAATTAGATAAGGTGAAGAAGGTGCAGTAAAACCCATTACAGCTCCACCACCTAATGTCATTGATTCTTTTAATAATCTTTCATAAATTTTAATTAATAATGCTTCATTCATAATTTTACCTTTTTAAATATTAATTATGAATTTTTACCTTGTCTTGTTGCTGATTTTTCTCTTTCATATGCAATATCAATAGCATGCGTGCATAATTGTACTAATTCTGACACATTATGTAGATATAATTTATTTTCTTCAAGATGCATTCCAGTACTACAGATAATGCCTATCATTTCCTCAGCACTAATTTTTACCCCATAATGTTGTAATAAAAATAATGTTCGATGTGGTACTGACATTTTTGGACATTTTTCATTATATTCATATAATTGACCTAGTTTATTACGATGCCAATCGCTTGTTTGATCTACAAATTGTTCATTTTCTAAATCACCTAATCTTCCTAAAGGAAATAATAAAGTAATTAAAGCTAATGACTTTTTTGAGATAACAGGTGATGGGATTTCATTTTCTATACTTTTAGCAAATTTATTGGCAATACTGAATGAATCAAGCGCAAACTTAATAATACCACCTGGACCACAATAACCGTCATCTATTTTAGTAGAATAAGTAGATGACAATAATCTTTGACCTAATTCTTCAATTAATAAATCTAGATTAGGGTCTTGAAATCGTTTTAAATATTCAGTGTACTTGTTATATAAATCAGATAATTCAGTTTCATTCATTAATTTCATAAAATTAAATCTTTCTTTGCGAAATCGTTTCAATATTTAAAGTAAAATGACCTAAGTCTTTAAAATTATAACCATTATTTATTATTTTTACAAATTTTTCTTTACTTTTTGAAGCTACATCTACTATCATTGCATCATGAATTAAAGCAATTGGTATCATATCTTCATTAAACTGTCTTGTAAATTCTAAAAAACCTGCTAGTGCTACATCCACAGCTGTACCCTGAATATATCCATTTAAAACTTGGTGTAAATGAGTATCAGTCGACCATTTAATAGGACGTCCAAAATGCGTCAGATGATTCCCAGATGCGTCACGTTGCATTGCGAGTTCTAAAATATAGTTTATATTAAAATAATCTAGAACTTTCAATCTGATTAATCTGGATTTATCTTGCGATAATTCCCCAATTGAGATATCTTCACCCATTCCATATAAAATAGAAATCACAGCTCTTTTCATCACAGTTCTATCAACAGGGAATTCCATTTGATCACAAATATCTTGATAAATATCATCAGGTGCAGTTTGTCCTGATATATATCTGGCTACCCTTGGTTCCAACGATTTAAAATCAATCATCAAAACTTCACCTTCTTCAAATCTACTTTTTAAAATATTACGATATTTCTTAGGTAAGTTCATAATCTTAGGTCCTTTATTTACCGTTAAACGACCTGTAATAATTTCATTTCTAGTATACTCTATTTTTTGATTATCCTGAAATGTATTTAATAATGATATATTTCCATCATGTTTTTCTAACTTTTTATATACATTTAACAATAATTTGTCAATTTTAATAGGTTGTAATAATTCAAAAATTTGTGCATTTTCTAACATTAAACGTGAATAATTTTTTAAATCTTTTTGTTTAATATTATTTAAAACTATTTTTCTTTCATTTTCATAAGATTCTAAAAAATGATCAGGTATAGAATTTTTATTAAAATTAAAATTGTTTTCTTTAAAAAATTTTTTAAATTTAATAAAAGGTTCAATCTCATTGAACAATAAATAAATTTCATGCATTTTTATTCTTTTTTATCAAGTAATTGCGTCTATTTTAACATTTATTATTTTATCATCAAATATTTCGTTATACACATTAAGTAAATCAATTGTTTTCACATTTTGATTATTAAAAGATACTGTCATATAAATATCATCAGGTTTGTAATCCAATACATAATAACCAGGGTTATAATTAGAAAAACAAAAAGATTTTAAATGTTTACAATCAAAAGAAATATCATAATAATTTGCAATTTTCAATGAATCTGTTTCATCGAATTTACTATTATTATTAACACTTTTTTCCCAATATACATATCTGGCATCATTAGTTCTTCTTTCATTAAATAACTGAATATTTTTGTCAGTCTGTTGTATGTTGTCAATTATTAAATCATTACTTTTTTTTGATGCAA